GCCGAGAAAGTCAGACGCGAGCTAGAAGCTAAGCATAAGGCCGAAATTGAAAAGCTAAAGCTAGGGGAAACTCAAGCAGTAGGCGGCATGAAGGGTAGTGAAAATGTTGATATTGATGAAATATATCAGCAAGTTTCTACCAAAATGCAAGCAGACATGGACTCAAAAGCGACCCAAGCCGAAGTGGAAGCAAGGCAATCTGAAATGCAAAGAGTAGCAGACACTTATTTTTCAAAATTGAAGTCAGGGAAAGACAAGTACGAAGATTTTGACGATGTGTTGGGCGACTTTGAGCATGCAGCTTTTCCGCAGTTAGTTCATGCAGTCAGTGGTTTAGAAAATGCAGCAGACGTTATGTACGAGCTGGCAAATTCACCAATGAAGTTAGAGAAGATTAATTCTTGGCTTAGAAATATGCCATCAAGAGGTCTTAAAGAGCTAACAACTTTGTCCGAGTCAATCGCTCAGACAAACGCTGCAACAGATGAATACCAAGCAAATGATGAACCTTTATCACAAGTTCGACCTAGCAATGTACGTGCAAAGGGCGGCCCTAAGACGTTAGAGGATTTAAAACAACACTATCGTTTTTAAGCAAGCCTATTAATTAACTTAACGGATTAAGAGGTGATAATATGTCAGGTTCAGTACCGGCTAATCTACTACGAACTGTTGAAACTTATCAGCTTAGTGGCCTTGCTGCTATGCAAAATTTTGGTTTCTTCATAAGCAAGTTCAACAAAAAATTTAAAAATTTCCAAGACATGACAGCTAACTTAGGTTCGACTGTTACGTTTGATTTACCACCACGCGCAACCACTGTTGACAGCTTAGTTGCTGAATTTCAACCGGCTGATCAACGTGTGCAACCATTAACAGTGAACAACGAAATTTCTAGTTCTTATGCATTCACTGCTCAACAATTCATTTTCAACGTAGAAAACTATCAAGACCGTTTTGTTATGTCTTCTTGTGCTGAAATGGGTTCAAAAATTGAAGCAAACATTGCAAAACTAGCAAGCACAAACACCTACCGTTTCTACGGTAATGGTATAACACCTATTAGTAATCCTACCCAGTTAGCAGAAGCTATGGCTTTCTTCAGAAACTATGGTGCTATCAGCGGTGAAGCTTACGGAGTGTTATCTGATGTGGCCATCCCTGCAATCGTTGCCGGTGGACTTGCTCAGTTTGCGCCAGAGCGTAACAACAAGTTAGCAAATAGCTGGGAACTTATGCCTTTCGCTGATTGTGCTTGGTACAAGTCTAACTTGCTACCTGTGCATGCATCAGGCACTGAAGGCACAGCAGCTAGCGTGTTGACAGTAACAGCAGTTACAAACAATGGCCCAGATTCAGCAATTGATACTATCTCCTTTAGCGGTACATCTGCTGGCAGTGATGCTGACTCAGTTAAGCAGTTTGATAAATTCCAGTTCAAAGATGGAGTTTCAGGCTTCTCTAACATGCGTTACTTAACCTTTGTTGGCCATCAACAATCAAGTAATCCTGTACAGTTCCAAGCTACAGCCGATGCAGCTAGTACAGGTGGTTCAACAGTGACAGTAAGTGTGTATCCATACCTACAAGCTCTGCCAACTAATGCACAGAACTTAAACCAACAAATCCAAGTGGGCATGCAAGTTACTGTATTGCCAAGTCATAGAGCTGGGTTAATCATGTCTAAAGAATCAGGATTCTTAGCAATGCCTCAGTTACCAGACGAAGTGCCTTTCCCAACTGCTAATAAAGTGGATAAAGTATCAGGTGCTAGCTTTAGAGCGTATTTCGGTAGTCAGTTAGGCAAAAACGTAAGAGGTCTTATCACTGACTGTATCTATGGATCAACATTGGTGCCAGAGGATGCCATGATGATTGCATTCCCTGTTTAAGGGACTATTGACTAAGTGGGGGTAGGCAACTGCCCCTGATGATTAACTTAAGAGGACTTTAAAATGCCTACATCTGTACCAAATACAGCAGTCTGGAACCTTGGTAATAAATATATCCAAGGACTTGGATTGTCTTTTGCAACTACTACTACTTTATCCGTAGCACAGGGCCAAGCTCGTGATTCTACTGGATTAAATGACATAGTGTTATCGCTTCCACCCCAAAATGATGGCACAGCAATCACTACTGCTTTCACTATCGACTCAGCTTTAAGCGGCGCTGGTGGCTTAGATACTGGAACTATTGGTAACTCTACACATTATGCTGTGTACGTTATCGCCAGTTCTAGCAACTCAGCAATTAACTTACCGCCAAGCACACCTGGCATTCAATCTGTGCCACCTTTTGCAGTTCCTTCAACATCTGATCCAGTTGTTCAGGATGGGTATTTTGTTCAAACAAAAGTAATGATATCAGCAAGCTTCACAAGCCCACTGTTACCATTTGGCTATGATATGTTTAGACGTATCGGCGCTGTATTAACTGACGGTTCTGCATTATTCCTAGCCTTCGATCAAGATGGAAGCAGTGCTGACAGAACTATCACTTACCGCGCATCTATCGCTACTGATGTGACTGCTGGTTCATCTTCATCATATGCAGCCGTAGACGTATCAGGCTCAGTGCCAGTTGCAAGCGTTAAAGGCTTATTCAAAGTAACCTTTACTCCTACCGCTGGCGATGATCCAATTGAATTGCGCAGTGGAGACTCAGCCGCAGCAGGCGACAGTCAAGCAGTATTAAGTGGTTCAGTTGCAGCAGTTGTAAAGATTGGCATGCTTAGCTGTCCAATAGGTGCTACTTTAGCTTCAGGAATAGACTACAAAGTAACAGGTTCCGCTGTAGCAGTTAATGTACAGGGCTACATAGACGTACTGTAATCGAAAATTACATATAGCGGAGCACAGGCTCCGCTTGTGTAAGTGGAGGGGCAAGGATGTCATATAGCGTTATTAAGCTCATAACAGATGCGTTTTATGCATCCGGTATTGCGTCTCGTGAGTTTCAAACAATTTCAGGGCCGCAAATACAGTCTGGCCTACAGTTTTTAAATGATATCTTGGCTGACAAAGCAATTGAAAAAGATATGGTTCCGTACTTTTCTAAGTACGATTTCTTCGCAGTTGCAGGACAGGAAGAATACTTTATTCCTAATCTTGAAAAGCTAGAAACCCTTACGTTCTTTATAAACGATGTCAGATACCAAATGCGTGAAATGAACCGTAAAGCATACTTTGGCTCTTCTCGTGCAGACAACATTAATTCATTGCCGTTCAATTGGCATTCTGAAAGAACAATGGGGGGCATAAAGCTATTTTTATACTTCAAGCCTCAAACCAACTATCCACTACAGATATGGGGTACATTTAGGCTTACAAGCGTAGTGTTAAACCAGGATTTAAACACAACCCTTGGAACGGCAAACCTAGGCATCGCAACAGTGGGCGGAGTGTCACCATATGTAATCGCCGCAGGGCAACTAGTTGTTAACACTGTGGACTTAGCCGGAAGCTATGCAGACATTGCAGCCTTGGTTACATACATCAATACTGGCATTGTAGCTTTTGTAACAGCCCAGGTAACAGGCACACAACTTATATTGTCGAGCTTTAGAGGCACCAACATAACGGTACAAACCTCTGGGGATATAGGCTTTACCAACTTTATTACCTTCTCAGACTTTAGCTTGCAAAATGGCCCGTTAAACGAAACATTCCTACCTCAAGGATTAGATTTGTTTTACATCAACTATTTGAAGTTCTCCTTAACTGACAGACTTTGCACAGAATATAACTTTGCCACACCCACAAATGTTTCTAAGCAGTTATTACAATATCAACTATGGATATCTTCTAAGTCTGCACCAATGGATTTAACCCAAAACAAAATATCAACATTCCAAAAAAATAGCACATTGAGTTGGTCGCAGATAAATATAGGCCTGGGATGGGGTATTGGTTGATTGGTTTGGGTTGGGATTAATGTGTAATGCTCTTTTTTTAAAGGGTAGCGTGAAATGGGTGAACTAAAAAAGACATGCACAAAACACGGTGCATTAAAACCAGAAGATATATATAAGGCAATGGGTTCTCAATATTTAGCTGGTTATACATTGAGATGTAGGCGTTGCATATTTGAAAAACGAATGAGGGGATTGGCTAAAACATGTAAAAAGCACGGAGTGCTTAAATTAGAAGATGTAAAGGGGGATGGTAGGTGCTCTATTTGCCATAGAGCTACAGCGAATACAAAGCGCAATACAGATCAAGAAGCCAAAGCTGCGCGCAATGTTAGAGAGAAGTTAAAGAGAGACGAAGACCCGCAAAAATATAGAGACATTATAAGTCGATATAGAGCAACCCTTCCAAAGGGGCATCGTATAAGAGATGTTTTAACGCTGAGGGGTTTAAGTTGGGAGCAATATGAGCAACTTAAAAAGGATCATAATGACAAGTGCGCAATATGTGGGATGCCTGAAACCAGGCTTTGCTCTAAAAACAAAGGCCAGACCCTACGGCTTGCCATTGACCACTGTCATCTATCTGGTGCTGTTCGTGGGTTGTTATGTCATAACTGCAATACAGGGATTGGCAAGTTTAAAGAGAATGTTGAAGTCATGTTCAACGCTATCAACTATATTGAATATTGGGAATTTAAAAAATAATTGTGAGGCTCAAGGATGAGCAATTTCAGACAAACCCCAGGCGCAAAGATAGTACCGCTAAACATTGTAGACGGCTCCAACTTTAGCATCTACAAGAAAATATCTAGCTCCAGAACACAGAACATGTACCCATTAAATGATGATTGGCTTGTAAACTTCCCTGGCTACAAAAAAGCCGCAGCAGCCACCCCCCAAGCATCCATAGGGCGCGGCCAGTTTGTATCTAACCGTAGTAATGTGATCGTAGCTGTGATTGGAGGCGGTGTATTTGTTTTTGATACCGTACTTGGATTTACTCAAGTTCTAGGCCCTGATATTTTATCGACTCAATCCGGCGAAGTGTATATGGATGAAAATCTAAACTCGCAGATCTGTATTGTCGATGGGCAAAACGCATACATCCTAGATTTGGTTAAACCCTACACCTTAACCATCCAAACCGGTGGGCCATTAGGCTCAACATTAATTCCAGGTTACGTAAGATTTCATGATACATTCTTTCTGATTGGCAACGCTCTAGCCGAGGCGAACGGCGCGCAGTGGTGGGCTTTCTCTTTTGCCACACAGCAAACCATATCAGCTACTACACAGTTAGCACTACAGACAAAGCCAGATTACGCGCTAGCTATCGTGCCAATCCCCTCACAGTCTAGCAACGTATTAGTAATGGGGCGCACTGTCTGCGAGGTACACAACCACATTGGCGGCGTACAAAACTATAGGCGCAATCAATCAACCAGTATTGATTTTGGCGTATTAAGCCTTGGAACAATTGCATCTAACGACAAATACATTGTATGGCTGGGGATAAACGAATCAAACGCACCTGGCATATTGGTGTTTAGCGGCCAAAGCGCAGAACGAATCTCTACTGCTGGTATTGACAATGTACTGTCTCAAATAAAAAAACCAAAACAATCCACAGCATTCTTTTTTCAAGAAAACGGACACTTGTTTTATCAAATAAGTTTCACTAATGTTCAAGATAACTTGACTTTATGCTATGACTTCAGTACCGAAAAGTTCATACACCTAACAGACCAAAATCAAAACTTTCACCCAGCTATAGATGTAGTAAGATTTAACCAAAAAAGTTATTTCCTATCAATAAAAAACGGCGCTCTATATGAGCTAGCCACAAAATATACAAATATAGATGAAAACATTGTAGGAAGCTCCAATGCACTTTATGACAGTACGTTACTTCATGCAATTCCTAGATGTCGCGTTATTGAATCTATCCGTCGTGGTGATTCCAGCAGATTTATTACTAGCTCTGTGGTTTTCACAATGGCTCAGGGTGACGATGAGCGTGTTACTGGTCTTTCTATAGCACAGCAACAACCAAATCTAATTGTAACTGAAGATGATTTTATACCTCCAAATGCGCCAATCATTACCGAAAACGGTGATTTCTTAATATCAGAAACATTAACAGATTACCCACTATCACCAACCGCACTATCTAATTATTTACCTCCGGTGCAGTTAAATTACCGTGGTCGGGTAGACATGGCGTTTAGCTTAGATTCAGGCACAACATTTAGTAACTTTGTCCCACGCTACTTAAATGCAATCGGAAACCGTGAAAACATGATTACATACGAAGGCCTTGGGCGCGCTAACGATTTAACACTACAGATATGGTTCTGGACTCTTAGCTCAGTGATAGTTTCTAACGGGGAGGCACAGATTTACTAATGAATATCCCAGACTATATGAATGATGTAAATTCAAAATCCCCAGCACAAGAAGATTATCATCAAGACCTTAACGGAGTCCTAAAGCAAAACATAGGGCTTAACGGTTTTGTTATAAGCAGCATCACAAATGCAGACCTTACAGTAACGCCTATACTTGATCCAAATACAGGTGCATTTACGACCGTAGCCGATTTAGCCCTAGTGGGAACCATGTTCTTTGTAACAGATGGCGCTCCGGCTGCATGGGTTGGCAAGTTATCAAGTGGCCCAACAGTTTTAGTGCGGTTTAGTACCGCAGCATACCCGTAGGAGATTATAATGGGGTTCTTCAGCAACATTTTAAATGGCGGTCAAAACCAAGACTCAGCAGCCGCCGCCAATAAATATTTAGATCAGATTCCTGGAATGGCTCATAAAAACTTAGATCCATTCAACAACCCTGGAGAAAAGGCGCAGGGCTTCGTGGATCAGATCCTATCAGGCTACAAGCCCTCTACTGGCTATCAATTCAAAGAAGATAAACTACGCCAGGGATTAGCTAATACAGCCGCTACAGGCGGTTTCAGTGGCACTCAGTACGACCAAGGGAAACAAGGCGAACTGATGAACTCTTTGATGGGTGACGACATGCAGCAATATCTCACAAACGTATTGGGCGTGCATGACAACAGCTTTAAAGCTGCATCCCAACTAACGGATGTTGAGGGTGGCGGGCTGAACCAGCAAGGTGGACTAGCCTTTGGAGCTGCCGAACAAAACAACGCACGTAACTCATCTCTAAGGGATGCATTGCTTCAACTTGCAGGTACGGGAGTGGGCGCAGCACTTGGAGGCCCAGCAGGTGCCTCAATTGGTGGCAGCATTGGCGGCAAACTCGGCAACATGTTTGGAAGCAAATCAAACGGTACCGGATGGGGCCAAGAGGCTTTATTTGGCGGTGGTGGTGGTGGATATCACAGCCCAGCTAGATCAACTGCACCTGGTGCAAACTTTTTGGGGCGATAATGGCTATAAATTTTACTGACTTCTCATCAAAAGACAAATGGCACGCTGACAAGTTCGGCGGCGTTAGTGAGTTATTGCCGAACATATTGAAAGGCTACAAGATGGGCAAAGAGCCAGAGAAGATGCAAGCTGATTTGGACTATAAAAAATCCCAAACTGCAAAGGCACTTCAAGGTGGCTCGCTGCAAGGTATGGCTCGCGATAGAATGGATTTAGAAAGGCTTAGGGTTAAAGTCGGCGAAGGCAGCGAAGTATACAAAGGAGCGAAGAGAGACTTCC